TGCTTGAACGTGTACTGCTCGGTGCTGTCGTCGTAGTCGGCCGCCGCGCTCGCGCTCGTGTAGCCAGCGCCGAAGCCGCCGGTGAACGCGGCGACGTTCAGCGCGTTGCCGGTGGTGAGTTTGACGTTCGTCCCCGTGTTGCTGCGCCAGTACAACTCGTTGTCCGAGGCGTTGACGAAGAGGCTCTTGTTGTTGTCGGTGAGCGCGACGATCGAGGCGAACGTGAGCCGGTGCAGGTTGGTAGGCGCGTAGAGCGAGCCAAACGTCAGGTCTGCGTTGATGTCGATGCCCGCCGTGCGGATGCGAAGTCCGTTACCCGACTCGTGCCGATGATCGTCGTAGTTCGCCCACGCCGCGTTGTTCTTGTCATCCCACGTGCCGGCGTCGCCGCCTGGCGTCGGTGTGATGACACCTGTGTTGGGGAGGGTCGGCATCAGAACACCTCGATTCGGGCGCCGGGCTGAGCGGCGCCGATGACGTCGATCCAGACCTCGCGGTCGGATATGGGATTGCTCGTGTCGAGGGCGTGCGCGAACGCGGCATCGGCCACGGTGGCGGTGATCGTGTAGCCAAGCACCTCGCGGCCGAGGGAGTGCCGCACGTGGTTGGAGCCAATCTCGAGGCTGTAGATCACGACATCGCGCGAACGCGGCGTCTGCAACTGCTGGACGGCCTGTTCGACGGCCTTGAAGGCGCGCATGGTCTGCTTGTCCTCGACGGGCGGGACGGAGAGCGACTGCGAGGCGCGCGGCGGCGCTGACCGGCGGCCCGCCATCAGTACGCCCTCCGGCCGTCGAATTCGAGGTCTGAGAAGTCATGGCCGGTGCGGAGCGGGATGTACTCGGGCTCTTGTGAGCGGCGGCCTGATGCTCCGCCCGTGATAATGGCAGCCTGCCGATCCAGTTGGCCCTGCCACACGCTGGAGCGCTCCTCGTTGAGCTCGAGGCGAACCAGCGCGCCGAAGATCACATACTCCTCCCAGCCATTGTAGAAGTCACGAGCATCCCCGAGAACGGGGACACTCGGCGTGTAGATCACCCGCAGCGTGTAGACCGCATTGGGTGTCGGAAAAAGGTCCGCGCCTCGGGCCGTGAGGCGGTAGGCACGGGGTTCGTCGCTCGTTGAGCTGTAGCGGTTGCGCTCGTTGAAACCGATCTGGCTCAGCTCGCGGAATTCGGAGCCGTCCAGAAAGTCGATTCCGCGCACTCGCCATGTGCTAGCCGGCAGGGCGACGTAATCCTGCTGAGCAACCGTCGAGATGTTGGACTTCGTGTCCCAGTAGCCTTCGTTGACGTCGGCGACGAGCTGGTAGAACTCGGCAAACGCCGCCTGGATCTCGACGATGACGGACGAGTCAGGGTGCCGTAGGGTATCGCGGAAGTTGCCGCGATACCTGACGGTGGTGAGGATGTCGGCTAGGGACTTGGAGGCCATGGTGGTTCCTTAGGCGAAGGTCACGCCGGCCGCGCTGATGGCCTGCCACGCAGAGCCGGTCCATTGGCAGAGCACGGTGTCGGTGGTGGCACCAATCGCCTGGATGTCGGTGGACGCCACGCCGATCAGCGAGAGGCCGGTCCAGGTAATGCTACCAACGGGGGTGCTGGCCGCCGTCGGGTTGCTGATGAGACAGATCTCGCCGACTGCGCTGCCGTTGGGGAGGCCGCGCGTGGTCGCGCTGACCACTGTTCCGGTCACCGAGAGAGCGTAGTTGTGCGAGAGGTTGAGGCCGGTGAGCACCGTGGTGCCCACGACAACGGGCAACACGCCAGCGCGGACGATGCGAATCGCCCTCCACTTCAGCGAAGAGGTCGCGACGAACTCGATCGACTGTCCAACCGCGTTGAAGACGAACGTCGCCGAGCAGACGAACCCAGCGGTGTCATCCGGGCTCGAGACGGTCAGCGTGCCGAGCGGGGTCGACGCGGCGAGGGTGCAGACGACGCGCTTTCGCTGACCGGCGACGGTCGGCGCTGCCAGGGTGAAGGCCAGCGTGCCAGTGACGGCCAGCTCGCTGGTGAACTTGCTTCGGTCCAGTGCGCCGGCCGCGCTGAGCGACTCGGTGCCGCCGTCGAGGGCGGGCCGCAAGTTGGCGATCGTGTCGGTGTCGAAGTTGCCGACCTTGGAGAGTTGGGATTCAGTGAGCATATGTCCTTTCAGACGCTCTCGGGCAGGTTGCGAACCGCCCAAGTGACAGAGACCTTGTCGGTGGTGGCGAGATCGGTAGGCACCGTGCCCACGAAGAACTCGATGGAGGCGGTGCCGGCGACAACGTTGATCGCCGAACACTGCCCAGTGAGGCCGTCGGTGGTGCCGACGAAAGCGAAGGTAGGGTATGCCGCGATCGTCGGGTACTTGTGCCGGAACGCGACGCTGTACTTTCCGGTACTGGTATAGGTCGCCGACACGATCTCGCCCGCGCCGGGACGAGAGGACTCGTCGTTGACGAGCGAGGTTGCGGCGCCGCCGCCGGTGAGCTTGGCGGTGAGGAGCACCGTCTCGGGCTTCGCCGTCTCGAATGGATAGGTGGTTCTGCTGGCCATGATCTCTCCTTAGGCCATGGTGGACGGGTTGATCTTGGCGACGCCGTTCCAGCCCGGCGCGCTGCAGCCCAGCTGCATGTACGAGCCGATGCGGGCTTCCGCGCTGTCGTCGTTCTGGGACATCGACAGGCGATTGCCGGTGTAGTCCTCGCCGAGCCAGTTGAAGAGCTTGCCCGTGTACCACATGGTCCACGTGTTCATTTGGAGCGCGTAGACGCGGTTGCTCGGGCAGTTGCGGTCGCCGATGATGGTGACCTCGCGCGAGCCGATGCGCACGCGGTAGCCAGAGAACCCGACGAGGATGTCACCGGAGTCACTCTTGACGTTGACGGTCGCCGGTCCGAGGTAGCGGATCTTCGAGTTCTGCACCAGCTCGAGATCGGTCAGCGATTCGGGGTTGGCGAAGATGTGCGAGGTGCGCCCGCCGAACTTGCCGATCTTACCGACGAGCTTGATCAGCACCTGGTCGAGCGAGCCGAGGCTCGTCCCGTCCATGTACACGCCGCCAAGGTAGACAGACGCCGGGTTGCGGATCACGCCGTTGAACGGGGCAGCGAGCTTGGCGGCGCGGTTTTCGACCGGCATCCAGTCCTCGAGGCCCGAGATGCACTGCCCGAAGTCGCCGCGGGTGAACACGTAGCTGGACGTGGTGACGCCGGAGATCTTGGTCGCGAGGTCGTCGGCGATCGTGACGGTGCCGGCCTCGTGGTCGATGCCGGTCACGGTGGTGAAGTCGCCGCCATCGAGGAGCGAGCCGGTACTGCCGTCGGTGGTGGAAAACTGGAGCTTCTGGCCCAACATGAAGTTGAACACAGCCGCGTTGTCGGTGAACGAGAGCGTGGTTGTGGTCGTGGACGCGATGGAGAGCTGCCCCATCCATCCGCCGAGGGTGCGGTAGCAGCGACGCCCGACCTTCTCGCCGAGGCCCATCAGGCCGCGGTCGAACTCCTTCATGGCGTCGATGAGGCTGTCGCTCTTCTTCTCGGTGGCGAAGAGTAGCTCGTGGTCAACGCGGATGCGCTGGTACTGCTTCTTCCGGGTGAGGATGAAGTCTTCGTACTGCGAATCGGTTCCGTCCGTCATCGCCTCTTCGAAGCCGGCAGATGCACCGTTCGGATGGGCGAACTCGACGACCTGAATGCAGCGGCGCCCGCCGATGTTCTTGGCGCGCTCCTTCTTCACGACCGCGAAAAGGGGGTTCTCGCCGAAGCTTTGCTTGGCGATTTCTTCGTCATTGTATACGTCTTTTAGGACTGCGTCTTGATTGGCAACGGTATGAGCCACGGTAGTTCTCCTGGGTACTTAGGTGGGCACCGCAAGTCAGCTGCTGGCCGAAGATCCGAGGTGCTTGGCGATCATGGCTCGTCGACGGGCCTCCTCGCTCGCGTACTTCGGCTTCTCGGCCGGTGCTGCTGGCTTCTTCACCGGCGGAGTGGCGGGTGCCACGCTCGCGCTTTCGTTCGTGATGGATCGGACCCCGTGACTACGGTCCGCGCCCGCTGAGGGGCTAGCCTTCTCGCTCGCTTGCTGTGTGCTCGGTGCTGCGGTGCTGGGTTGACGTGCCTTGCCGAGCTTGTCGGCGAGGGCTTGGTAACGGGATTCGAGCTTCGCCGCGGCTGCGGCGATCAGCTGTTCGTTGGGGGACTTCGCATCGAGTTCTCCCGCGTTGATGGCGCGGCCGATCTCGTCGAAGATGAGGACTTCCGCGCTGACGCCTTCGATGTCGGCAGCAACGGTGGAGAGCAGTGGGAAGGTGTCGGCAGGCGCCTTGCCGGTGGCATCCTTCGTCGAGAGATGGGCGGCGATCATGCGCGTCGCCTGTTCCGTCTCGCCGTTCGAGGCGGGCGCCGGCGCAGCAGCGCGCGCGGCCTCCTCGGCTGCCTCACGCTTCTGGCGGTTCATGGCGTGGAGGATGCGCACCGCTTCGCGATTCGTGCGCGCCGTCTCACTGGCGGGAACTTCGAGCTCCAGCTCCGTGAGGTCCTGGTAGAGGCCGGACAGTTCCTTGCTCACCTCGGGCGACTGAGGGTCATCCACGCCGATCGCGGTGGCCAGGAATCGCCGGAGGGCGAGATTCGGCTTGGTCAGGTAGAGCGATTCTGCCTCGACGAGGGCTTTCTCGCGCGCGCCCAGCTCCTTCTTGGTCGTGGACTTCTTGAACGCCTCGTTTTCGGCCAGCAGTTCGCGATTCTT